CTGCGTTGTTCGGGATGTCCGCCGAGACCAGCGAGCGGAACCCAGGCGCCGCAGCGCCTCCCGTGGTCGGGCCGGCGTAGACCGTGTTCGCGCTCTGCGTGGCCTCGCTGATCGTGATCGTCCCGCTCGTGGTGATCGGCGAGCCGGAGACGGACCACTCGGCAGGGACGGAGAGCGCAACGCTCGACACGGTGCCGCTCGAGGACGCCAGAGGAACCGCTACCCAGGCCGAACCGTCAGCCATGCACAGGGCAGCCGTCGAGCCGCCGCCAGTCGAGCAATCAGCCGCGCTCGTGCCGTCCGTGACGATGACCAGTCGGGGAGCCGTAGCGGATCCCAGCGTGGCAACCGTGCGGACCGGCGGGACGCGCACCGTCTGCGCCTGCGCACCAACGGCGAGCGCCCCGAGGGCAACCGAAACCGCGATCTTCCCCAATCTCACAGCAGCACCCCGGCGTCCATGTGCAAGAGCACCTGACTTGAAGAAACGACCGTCCCGATCTCCTGAGCCCACCCGCTCGTGGGCTTCGTGGTGGTCAACGCTCCCGAGGTACCCTGCGAGAGGTACACCTTCCCGCTCGAGCCCAGCCCGTGCGTCCAGGACTGGAAGCCCTGCCGCGAGACGGTCAGGCGATCGCCATTCACTGCCACGATCACCGCGTCCGCTAGCGTGTTCTCCGCCGAGGCGATGGCCTTGACCCAGGAGCCCGCAGACCGGCGCACGGCGTCGCCCGCAACGAGCGAGTGCCCGCTCTGGGTGAAGTCCGTCCGCACGGCGTCCAAGTAGGTTCCCGGCACGTCCGCTCTAAACTCCTCGACGTGGTACGGGAACACGCAGTTGACCTGATGCCAAGCTCCCGTCACGTCGACCCCGACGCGATTCGGCGGGTCCGCGTCGTGGCAGTACACGCCCGAGAACACGACCCGGTGGAAGATGCTCAGCGTCTCGTCGACCTTGGACGACAGCGCCGCCTCTCCCTTGCCGAGCGGAGCGAATAGCTGCGCGTAGATCAGCCCGTCCCGCCGGGTAGGCGCCGCGGTGCCCATCCCCAACGGCCGGCCGGAGTTCGGCACTCCCTTGACGGACAGGCGCCCCCAGATCGGGTCTGCAGCGTTCGGAGCTGGCTTCGAGGCCTCGGGCAGATTGAACGCGGACCAGTCGATGGTCCCGAGCGTCGACTGCGCAGCGAACCGCGCGGCGATTGCATCCTCGGCGGCGGACCAGCTCATCGCTTACCCTGAGCATCGGCCCATGCCTCCACGGCGGCGATCGTCGGACGCACCATCGGCTGCGCAGCCATCTTCGGCGTGCCGTCCTCAAGATAGCTGGCGTACTCCAGCGGGTTCGAGACGTAGCTGGTCTGGAACGGCTCAAGCGATTCGAGCTCGCCGGCCGCCTCCCCGACATCCATGCCCGGCCCCGGCCCGCGCTCGACCATCGACGGCGAGCCCACGCCCAACTGCCAGTTGTTCCGCAGGCGCCCGGTATCCACCGCAGACAGGCCGATGACCGACCTGAGCACGCGCAGGGTGACGGCCTTCTGGAGGTTCAGGTGCGCCTCCGGCACGGTCACCTTGAACTCGTGCGCCAGTTGCGCGGCGAACTGGTCCGCGTTGCTCAATTAGCAGCCCTCAGAAAAAGTTGGTACGCCGCAACGCCGCTTCCGGACACGCCCTGCACCAGAGTCTCGAAGTCACCAACCTGAAGAATCGCCTCGCCAGGAGCCAGTCCGCGCACGACTGCCGGCGGCGAGCAATCGAGCGTCTGTGAAGTCGTGCTCACTCCGGTCAGGTCTCGAGTTGAGGGCGAGGCCGTCCCTGCGCGCTTCGTGATGACGATGGAAGAACCGTAGGTGTCTAGAATCGTCGGCACGATGTCGGCGAACAGGTCCGAGAGCGCCGCCCCCGCGTAGATCGGGACTGCCTTGACGATCTGGTACTCGTGGCCTTCGAACGTCGCCACATGGGTCACTTCGGGCGCGAACGTCATCCGCGCGCCACCCGCGCCGTCGAGGTTCCGCCGACGACGATCGAAGACAGCAGCTCGTCCACATAGGGCAGGAACGCACGAACCGGAGCGTCCGACCGGAACGCAACCGCCACCGAGCCTAGAGACACGCTCTCAAGCGTCGAGTTCCGGCTGATCGATGTGGTGATCGCGTTGGACAGGTGGAACCGGGCCGTCTCGCAAACCGCGTCCAGCACGCGAGCCGGCACCGTGTCCGTCAGGTCCCGACCGTCCCTGTCATAGGCACGGTCGCGCGGCCATGCGAACGACTGATCCTCATCGACAATCGTCCCCGGCCAGTGGTAGCGCTGGGAGATCCACCGCGAGGCGTAACGGATTGCCGCCTCTTTCTGCGGATCGGTCGCCGCAGTCCATGCGGTATCCGATCGCGCAGAAAAGTAGGCGTTCGCGGCGCTCAGCGAAACGAGAGCGTCCGCGTTCGCGACAACCGTTCCATCCTCGACGGTCAGGGCCAATCGCTAACCCTCAGCCTTCCGGGGCCGCCCAGGACCGCGGCGCGGGGCATCTTCTGGCTCGGCAGCCTCGGCAACGGGCTCCGGCTCGGCGGGCCACGGCGCGAGGCTGTACAGCTCCGGCTGAGACCGGACGATCTCCTTAGCGTCGATCGAGAACCGAACCAGGTCTTCCCCGTCCTTGGCGTAGACGGTCACCTTTCCATCGAGACTGCGATTGCTCATGTTCAGTTGTCCCCGTTCTCGGTCCAGGTCACGGTCACAGTGCCCGTGACGGAAAGGGTGTCGCTCGCGCTCGAATCGCCGTCCGGAACCGCGAAGTTGAGGTACAGGTCCGTCGTGGTCGCCGTGCCGTCGAACATCGCGTAGGCCGTCGAGGCGCCGCTACACGCGCCAACCCCGCCCGACAAGGTGGCGGCCGTCGAGGGCATCGAGTCCGCCTCGGTCGAGGTCAGAGTGGCGTTCGTGTTGGCCACCACGACCGAGCCCAGCGAACAGAGAGCCGAGGCCCCGTCCGCAATCCCGCCGGCGCCGGCCGTAACCGCGAGGTCAGAGGTAGCGCCCAGGATCGTGATCGACGCGCTGGGGAAGTCGTAGATCGCGATTCCACCGTGGGCGCCGTTGGTAGTCGCGTCGGTCACGGTCACCGAGGCAGCGGTCAGGGTGAAGACGGTCTGATGCACGAACCCGATGCCGCGTTCAACTACGGTCACGCCAGCGGTCGGAAGCGTGCCCAGGTTGGCGCCGTAGGTAAGCCGGTCCAGGTCGCACACGCCGGGCTTCTTGAGCCCCGGATTAGCGGAGTCCAGCTCAAAGCAGTTGACGTTCTTCGAGGTAGCAGCAAAGCCCGCCGAGGAAGCCAGGGCGAGCGCAAGGCAGATCGTGAGTTTCTTCAAGACGCAAGCCCTCCAGGGCGAGAAAGAGGAGGCGAGACCGTTCCCGCCCCCTCCCGGCGAAGCGATCAGCGCGAAGCGAGGAACGCGCTGTAGTTGATGCCCGTCGCGATGGTGCCCGCGATGCGCGTGTACAGACGCGCGTAGCGGTACACGGTGCCGGCGAACTCGTTGCTCACCGGCAGCTCGTAACGACCGGCCGCAGAGTCGGCGCCCGAGCCGTTGACCGAGCTGTCGCCGAGCTTGAGGACACCGGCGCACCGGACGTTGCCGGCGGTGCCGAAGTCGGAATCGCTCGACAACTGCCACTCGATCTCGTACTTCTCGTTCGAGGAGTCGACCTCGATGGCGGTCACGTCGACGACCACGATCCCCTCAAGGTAGGAGCTCGCGCCCAGGTCAAGAATCTTGGCGGCAGAGTCGACGGTGGCCGCGGCCGAAGCCGCAACCAGACCGGCGTCCTTCAGCTCGCCGAGGGAATCGAAAACACGACTGTGGTTTTGCTGAGCCATGGTCTTGGGTCTCCCTTAGGCGCCGGCCGTGGCGTCAGTGATCGAGTAGAGGCGAGCCGCCGCGCGGCCGTGCAACAGGGCAATGCCGGCGTACCACTCGATGCGGAGACGCTGAACCGGCTTGTCGTCCACTTCGCCGAGGTTCCGGACCTGCATGTCGCCGTTCTGGATGCCCTGGAGCTTGTTGACGCCCAGCGAAACGACGTAGATCGAGGAGCCGACGCTGGAACCGCCGCCCGAGTTGGCCTCGGTGAATGGCAGGGCCTCGGTCGAGCCGTTCTCAGTGACGAGGATCGGCAGGTCCGAGTAGGTGGTCAGCTTGCGGCCGAAGGCGTCTTCGACCTCGGAGATCATCGAACTGGTGCGCAGATACGCCTTGATGTTCCGGCGCATCGACTTGTTCATGATGATCGCGTTCGGGGAATCCACCGCGTCGATCGCCTCGTCCAGCTTCTTCATCGACAGAGCGGCACCGCCCGAGCTGGCCGAGTTGGTAATGAGCTGGTTGCCGGTCAAGCGAGCCTGCAGGCCGTCGAACTCCCGCGGGTCGCTGGTGTTGTCGCCCTTGATGATCTTCTGGGCGAAGGTGTCCGCAAGGCTCTTGAGCTTGAGCCGGGTCTGAACGGTCCGCTGGCCCTCGCCGCGCGTGGTGAGGATGTAGTTGTCCACATCCACATCGCCGCCGATGATGTAGGTCGCGTCGGCCGCCGGGTTCACGACGCCGGTCGACTCGTTGTACGACTCGTTCACGCCGCGGAACGCGATGCCCGGCAGGGCTCCTTCGCGCTCGTACTTGAGGACGCCGCCCGGGATGTTCTCCCACGGGAAGGCGTTCAGAATCGGGCTCTGCTGGGCGAACATCTCAATGACCGCGGAGCGGACCACATCGCCCTTGTGGTTCTTCGAGGCCTCGAAGAGGGTAACTGCCATGTGCTTCTCCTATTGCCTACGCTGCGCGCCCGCTCGCCAGGGCCTGCTCGAGTCGACGCTCAGGGGGAAGGTTTGAAAGGTCCGCGGCCCTCTGGCCGCTTCCGGTTGCACCGCCACCCGAAGCGACGGGGCTACGCAAGAGCTGCTGCCCCTCCGGGTCCTTCTCCAGAATTGCCTCGATGGCCTCGTCGAAATCGGCCGGCTCGCCGAACTTCTTGCGCGACAGGATCGGGGAACCGTCGGGCCACTTCGCGATCGGCTTGCCGTTCTCGACCGAGAAGAACTTCCCGTAGTTGGCCTTCGCCACTCCAGGGGTCAAGAACGTCTTTGCCGGCTCCTTCTCGCTCTTGGGAACGAAGAAATGCGAGCGAGCGAATTGCCCACCGACGATGTGGTCATGGATCGCGGCGTCCTTCTCGGCCATCTTCGCGGCGAAGTCCTGCTCCTTCTTCGCCCAATCGGCCTGATACGACGCGACCTGTTCCTTGACGAGGCGCTGGATTTCCTCCGCGTCACCCTTCTTGCCGGCGCTGGCCTTCTTGAACGCGATCGCTTCCCGAGCTTCCGCCGGGTCAAGGCCCTCAAAGTCCTTCAGGCCTTGCGCTTTCTCGCGCCACGTCTTGCACTCCGCGTTGAGAGCCGTGATCTTGCCCATCGCCTGGTCCGCGTCGAACTCGGCTTCCTTGCCGTCGGCGTAGACGTAGATCGACTTCACGTTCTCGATCGGCTTGCCTTCACTGTCGACGAACTTCAGAGGCATCGCTTCTCCTGGGAGGGCTTCCGCCCGGGTTGCTCGGATAGCGCCGGCTTCTGCCGCCCCTGGAACGCAAAAAGCCCCGCCCGGCCGCTAGGACCGAACGGGGCTGGAACTGAAAGAGGCCCGCCGCTCGGTCTGACCGAAACGGGGGCCTCTTTGGAGGTTACCCGGGTGCTACCCTACTTGGGTCGCTTTGTACCACGGTACGCCCTGGAAGTCAAGCCGCGATAGCTACCTCCTCGCACTCGGACCGCTTCACCTTGCGCAGCTCGCCTTCCTTGAAGTGGAACTCGACGACCACGCTGCCCGTGACCTTCTGCTCGCAGTAGCGCGCCAGCGCTGCCGCCACGGCAGGCGGGACGGCGATCTGCACCGCCCGCGTCACCCGCTCCCCGAGGGCTGCATCGCTCCATGTGGGCTTGCTCAAGGCTCCTCCGTCCGCTGACTCCGCTTCCAATCGTCGAACGAAACGAAACCGTCACCAGGGGCGGTGTAGACCATCCGCGAATTCTCGCGGACCTGTTTCTCGGTCAGTCCCGGGATCAGCCGCCCGCTGTCCGCAACGAACCCGAGATGACGCAAGGTAGACACTCCTTCGTCTCGCCAGGCAAAGCGCTCGCGCGTGACCGCCGTAGCCTCGTGCTCGCCGGGATGCCCTGCCTGCATGTCACAGCGCAGGTGAGGCACGATGCAGTCCATGCAGGCAATGTAGTCCATCAAGCCGCATCTTCCTCCCGTAGTTGGTCCAGGTTCAACCAGCGCCCCTTGTCGTCGTAGAAGTCGTCGAACTTCACCCGCCCGGCACGGAAGTCTCGAGCCCGGTTCACCCCGAGGATGCGATCCTGCGCCGCCGCCGGCTGCCGCTTCAACCAGTCAGCGTAAGTGGTGTTCGTGGGCACGATGCCATCCCCGCGCACGCGGCGGCCGGGCAGTTGTATCTCGGGCAGGTCGAGGCCCAGCTCCTTGAACGTCTTGAGCGTGGGCGCCGACGTGCAGCGATCGTTCGGGTGCAATCGTCCCGGACCTGCTAGCCACGGGACCGAGTGCCCGATCGGCTTGTGGTCGAGGTCGTAGAGCTTCCCGTCCCGCGCGGCGCATACCTGGCAGGTGCGTGAGTCCAGCGTAGCGACCCACTTGACCCCCTTGATGAGGTCCGAGTTCTGCCGATACGTCTCGTCTCGCGCGTGGTTCGTGACGTGGCTGGTTGCGGTCCGCACGACCATCTCGAGCTCGCGCCGGGAGCGGTCAAGTACGCCGTCCGCGTACCCGTTGGCTCGCGTGCCCTTGATGCGCCGGACGATCTGGTCGATGCTCTCGGACTGCGTGAGGCCCTGCCGGATGGCCTGGCGCACGCCGCGGTATGCGTTCTCGGGCAGTTCCTTCGCCCAGTCGCGCAGCAGGCGGCCCTGGAACGGCCGGGTATCCACGATGGCCTTGAGGAGCTGCGAGGACGGCGCACCGCCGGCCAGCTCAACCCCGATCTTGCCGACCTCGCGCCCGAGCATTCGGCTGACGTACTCGCCCTCGTAGTCCGCCAGCTCCAGCAGGTCCGAGCGAACCGCGCCGAATGCCTCTTTGTACGCCTCGCGCAGGACTTGTCGCACGCTCGCCAGATTGGCCTCCAGGCGCCGGAGCGTGTGCGGCGAGGCGTCGTATCCGCGTGCCGCAATCCAGCCCACCCGGTCGCGGATCTGCCGCTCGAGGTCCGGCACCGCGTCGTTCAGGAGCGTGATGATCCGCCGGACCGTGCCGTTCGACAGCCGGCGGATGCCGGTGTCGTGGCGCAGCAGCGCATCGAGGATGCTGTCGGCGGGGTTCATCGGCTCCACCAAATCCGTCCGTCCATCGCAGGCTGCGGACCGCTGACGACGACGCGCGCCCGGACGTATTGACCTTCGGTGCCCGGCTTCCACTGCCCCAGCGTCGGGCTATCGCACGACTCCAGCCAAGCAATTGCAGGACTCGCCTTGGTTGGCGAAACAGACTTTGCCACCAGCGGCGCAGCTAACGCGCTAAGCGTCATCCCAAACAGACCGCGCCGAGTCAGCTTCACCCCCGCACCTCCGTGCAGCCCTTGGTGAACACCTCGACCTCCCGCCCCTGGTGCGCTCCGGCCGTCAGCACGCGCACGGTGGACATCAGGGTCCGCGGGTTCGCGCGGATCTCCCAGCCCTCCAGGATCTCCGTGCCGGCGGCGAAGCGGACCTTGCGGGCGGATTCGGCCTGCTTCATCCGCTCACCACCTGATAGCGCACGCCACGGACCACAACGCCTCGCCGCAAGAACCGACGCCAGCGCCGCTTGTCCTTCTCCGCGTGTGCGATGCGGTCGCGCACCTCCTGCGGAACGATGCGTGAATCCGGACGCGCCCACAGCAGCAGCGGCCCTACCGGCTCCCCGTAGTCGTAGCCCTTGGCGTCGTGCATTACCGCGCTCATCCGCGCGGCGCCTTGCCCTTCGCGCCGACTTTGAACTCGGTTCCTGGCGGCACGGTATAGCAATAGCTCTCAACCGCCGGCGCCTTGCGCGCCAGCTTCCGACGGAACCAGCCCAGCAGCGCGGAGAACAGCGCGCGTGCCGCCTGCGCCTTCGCTTCGTCTCGGGCCTTCGTCCAGTCGCTCATCGCGCCCACGCCCGCAACGAGATGGCCCCGACGATCACCAAGGCAAGGACCACGAGGCCGATCCAGATCGGCGACAGGACCCACCACCAGGACCACGCGATGTGACCCGTCAGCTTGAGCCCGATGAACAGGACCGTCAACAGGCCGCCGAAGCCGATTCCGCTGCTACTGCTCGAACTGTTGGCCATCTCTACTTGACCCTCCGCATCTGCCTGCGCGCTACGTTGACTTCCTCCGGCGCAGCGTCCCCGCGGATGAGCGCGCCGTACTCCGCATCAATCTGCCGCTCGCTCTCCGCAACCAGCGCTTCGTCCAGGCACCGAGCGCAGATCGCCGAATAGCTCGGCGTGTCCGCGCTGTTCTCGAACATGAACGACTCGTCGGCTAGGTGGCCGCACGATTCGCAGCGCGCGCTCAAGCCGCCTTGTCCCGCTCTTCACGCGCCGCACCGAATGCAGGAGGCACGCCAATCTCCGGAGGGTCGTGTAACTCCGCCTCCGCGCGGGCCATCGCCTCATCTGCGGGCACGCCCTCGGCCATCAGCTGCTTAACGCGGGCCAGCGTGCGCGGGCCTTCGCCGGCCATACCCAGAGGATCGCCCTCTTGCGCGATGCGCTCCTGCTCCGTCCCGTACTCCATGTCTTCGGGGATCGCACGCTCCCGCTTCGCGATCTCGAAGACGCCCTCCAGGGACAGCACGCCAAACTCCTTCAGCGCCTTGATCCACTCGAGCTTCACCTGATCCGGGCGCAGGTCAACCCACGTTCGCTCCTTGTCGATCGAGCCTCCGTCGTCGCCCAGGCCGCCCAACTGCGACAGGTAGACCAAGCTCTGCTCGATCGCGTCCGCGGTCTCAATCCACAGCGCTTGCAGGCGCGAGATGTTCTGCCCAGCGTTCAGCACTGCCTCGGTCGCCGTCGGGTCCCCGGACTTCTGCTCCGTCATCGCCTTGAGCGATTCCTCGCGGATCTCCGCCTTGAGCGAGTCGACCGAACGGCCCATCTGGTCGAGAACTTCGGGATCCGCCTGCCAGAAGCCCAACGTCGCCTCGCCAGAGAACAGCGCAACCCGGTCAGGGCTCCGCACGATGCCGAGCTTCACCTCCTCGTACTGCGTGCCTAGGTTGGCGATGTACGGCTGGGGCACGCAGTAGAACTCGCACGTCGAACGGTCGCTCTCTTTGCGATAGAGGAACCCGTTCAGGTGGGCGAGCTGGTGGAAGATGCCAACGCCGAAGGGATCGCCGTCTATCGTGACCGGGATGTCCTCGAGCCCGTCGATCGTCCGCGGGTAGTCCGCGAGCAGGAACCACTTCCCGTTCGCTCCCTTCTCGTAGACCGACAGCTCGACCACGCCAACGGTCGGCGAGTCGTACACCCGGACGCGCTCTTTCTTCACCCGCCCAAACTGGTCCGCCGGATCCGCCTCCTCGGCGGTCTCAAACATCCGGACGTGCTCCAACCGCTTCCGACCATCGGGCGTGAAGTGCCAGCGCACGTCGAGTAGGGTCGACGGGTGGTAGCGCACCAGGTACGGCCGGCGCTTGTCCTCCCCGACAGTCTTCGGGCCGTCGCTCGGCGGCGTGTCCGCCACCCACAGGGCAAACCCGTTGACCAACTTGTCGACGAACTCCTGACGGAAGAACCGC